GTAATTTGAATTTATCATATACTGAAATAACAGACGTTTCTAATCTAGGAAACGTTCATAATTTGGATTTATCTTGGTGTTTCGATATAATTGATGTTTCTAATCTTACTAATAATCATACACTTATTCTAGCAGGTTGTACTAGTATAAAATATTTTCCTGAATCATGTAATTCGCATACTTTGGATTTATCGTATTGTAAAATAAAAGATTTTACAAGATATATAAATATTAAAAAATTAATTGTATTATTTAAGATAAATTAAAGTATTTTTATTTAATTTTTTATATTATACGAAACAGTATAATATAAAAAATAATAGAAGAAGGTAATTTAAAGTACGGGGAAACCAAGAGCACCACCGCTGATACGAATAACATTGTTGTTTACAACAGTTGTAACAAATTCGTATTTCTGGGGATAGTCATATCCAGAACCTTCAACACCGTTTCCAGCAGCTCCATCAATAGCACCCTGAGAAGCATTTGGTACAATGCTTACGTTTGTGAGTTTACCGTAGTTAGTAGAACCCATAGGATCAAGGCAATAGAAATCAAGGGAATAGGAGTACATGTGATAACCAGTTACGGATGGTATAACTGGTGCGTGATACCAAGGGTTTACAAGTGAGAAATAGTCAGAACCCATGTTTGCTAAACGCTGTGTGTTTTCATATACAAGAGATGTTTGAGCAATAGGGTCATAAGCTCCGTCAGGTGTGAATAGAACAGAGAAGGGACCAGGAACAGGGGAAGCACTTGTGTAGTTTGATAATTCGTTCTTGCTTGTAGTGTTTACAACGGCGAAGAACATTGCTTTAATAGCATGCGAGAAACGAATATCAAATGATTGGTTCTGTGAAGGGTTAAATGTCTGACGAGGAGCAGTTTGAACCTGTTCAATTAGGATATCACGAGGAGCGCAAGCCATGCGTTTACGTTCATCGTTAGAAACGATAGCGTAGTTTGCCCATACCTGAACGTTTCCACTGTTGAGAGTAGGTTCAGTGGCAATATCACTTCCTACAACTGGGACTGAACGAGGGTTGGTTCCAACAATTGGTTGAGTGTTATCTAAGATAAGAAGTTCAGTCCAGTCGCGGAATGAGAAGCAAATACGCATATCATTGTAAGGAAGAGCAGCAGTTGGTAAACCTACACCGCTATCACGAGTGTAGAAGAAGGGAAGAGGAAGATTTAAGGTATGTGATTCAAGTACTAAATGAGGAGCGGTTAAATCATCAACTGAACCAATCATATTGTCATAACCTGCACGTTTGCCGGCTGGTACTGTGAATGCAGCCCAGAAATCAAGGTGATAGTTATCGAATCGTGCGGCAACAAGATCGTTGAATGTAATGCAGCATTCACGAATTATGTTGTGCATAAAGTTACGAGTCCAACGAACACGTCCGTCAAGACCGTATTTGTTTGTTGCTTCTAAAACTCGTACTTCAGGGGTTGTTAATCGCAACCATGTATGAAGTAAATAATCTCCAGCGCGGGAAATTGCTACAGACCAGTCCTGGTTAAATCCAGCAGTTCCACTAGCGCGAGATAGAACTACGGGAACTTGTGTGAACCATGTTGCCTTTTTTGTTTCGCGAACAAAGTAAGCGGTAGCATCTTTGCCTGCATATAGATACTTTTCGATTTCATCCCATGTTGCGAGATCAACGAATCCTGAAGTTACATTAGATGTGCATATAGTTGTCATTTTATTTATATATAGAATAGAAAAAAATATAAAAAAATAAAATATTTTTTCTGTATAACTATTTTAAAAGACTATTTTTATTAATATAATAAAATGGAGTTTAGAAATAAGGAAGAAAATAGGCTTAATTTAGAAATTAAATCGTTATCTCAATATAACCAAAAAGATAAAGATAAAATAGAAAGGTTTAAGGATAATACTTCAAACGGCGATGAATATAATAAAAAACAAATAACAAAATCTTTAAAAGATATAGAGGAAAGAGAAAATAAGATATCTGAATATAAAAATAGGATAGTGGAATTGAAAAAGGGTAATTTGGATAATGAGTTGGAAAAAGAATTAGATTTTAATAAAAATAGAGCAAATACATCTCAGAAATCGATTTTAAAGAAGATAAATAAAGAAAAACAGGATATTATAGAATCTATATATACAACCAAATTTAAAGACGATAATAAAATAAAATCAGCTAAAAATATAAAGAAGGATTATGATAGAGAGTATAGGAACTATGTTTACAATTCTAACTCTCTTCCTAAGTATATAATTAAAAGTCTTGAAAATATGCCATGTAATAAAGGTTATCTGTGGAAAGATATATATTTTTACGGTAAATTACCTAGAGATAGTAATATAAATAGAACTATATTCGAACCAAAGGAAAAAGATTTACTACATATACATGAATGGACGGAAAATCAGTATAAACTATTTGAAAAGATTGGTAAAGATAAGAAAAATCTAATAAAAACTAAGAATATCTATAGAAGAGTTTTGAACGATCCAAGAATAAAATCTCTATTTTAACTTTCTCTTTTTAACTCTCTATTTTAATATTTCAAGGTAAAATATTAAAATAAAATCTCCTATATGATTTTACATTCTTCTAGATTTACGACCGGGTTTCTTTTTGCATAAACCATCGCTTCTAACACCGTATTTTTTGCATTTACTAGGAGAAGGAGAACGACGAACAGTAGAAGATTTAACTGATAAAGATTTAACTGATAAAGATTTACGACCAGGTTTCTTTTTGCATAAACCATCACTTCTAACACCGTACTTTTTGCATCTACTAGGAGAAGAACGAATAGATGAATTCTTAGAAGTTCTTTGAGACATTGATTTCTTAGCACTTGTTGATTTTACTCTTGATTTTACGATAGACTTATACGACCCTTCTGATGGCTTTTCCTTGAATAAGTTATTTACCATTTTAATTGCTTTATCATTTCCTACTTCGAAACTCAAGATTTCTAAAATTGGTTTTAGAACAGAAGTAGAAGCGAGTTTATAATCTTGATTAATTTCATATCCGGAACTTATAACAAAATCAACCAATTTTGAAGACTGTTCTGACGATAAAGGTTCAGTTATAATTAACTTACTTATTTCAACAGGTGTAATTTTCATTCCTAGTAGATTAAAAAAATACATATTTTTATATAACGCTGATATTACATGAGATGTTAAAACTAATTCGTTTTCCTCCTTTTCAACTAAGTTCAATACTGTAAGGAATACTCTCAACATAACAGTAGAATAAATATACTCTGAGTGATTTTCATTATCAACAATCATGTTATTATTGCATAAAATTGGTATTAAATATGAACGTCCATCCTTTACAACTTTTCGCTCTGAAAATTGAGGACCGTTATTAATAATGGATTTTAATTCAGATGGAATAGGGAATAGTATGATGTTATTCTCTACACAATGTTTTTTAAAGTCTTTGAAGCTAAATTTATATCTTATTGTATCAGAAACCTTTTTACAATTTTTTGTTTTTGTATCGAGTTTAAGTTCTTCATTTCTAATTGCAAGTTTATCAGCTTCTACTTTATCGAAAAATTTACCGAATTGTTCTATCGTTACTAAAACACCGCTTTCTTCAAGTTGTGATTTTAAGTTTTGTAAACTATCATTCTTCTTCATAGCTCTTAAAAGCTTTGTTTCAAAAATAAACATTATATTTGATAATAGTTCAACAGTTCCATTTGAAAGCTTTATTGTATTATAATGATCTAATAGTTTTTTAATATATGATTGTTTCATTTTATAATAATATATTAAAAACATTTTTTTATTACTGTTTTTTCACTTGAATAAATAGTACGATAAAGGAATGTTAGGATCTTGCATAGATAAATTTATATTACCTAAAACCTTTCTCTGTTCTAAATAATTGCCACCTGAATTATGTATATAATTATACTGTAAATCTAAAAGTTTGGAATAATCTATAGTATTATTGCCATGTCCATTAGAATACTTTAAAACATTTTTCTGTGAATACATCTTTATTTTATATTATAT